TCCCAACCACTGTTGCACTTGGTGATAAGCTAGCACTATTTGCTAGATCAGCACCAAATTATGGTGGACAAATTAGAACTGTAAAAATTAATGTTGGTGGTGTTCCTATCACTACTTGGCAGGTAAAGACTGGTGATGGTCCTGACCCAGTTGCTACCTTTGAACCACCACAGAATTTAACTAATCAATATCCAGATCAGTTTGTAACTAGTGCTCCTTTCACTATTACTGGTATCAATGTTCCCATCACAATTGAGAGCACTGGTGGATATAATGCTCTAATTTCAATTGATGGTGATGAAGCTGTCACTGGTCCTAGAACTTTTGATCCCGCAACTGATACTGCAGTAACTCTCACTATTAAGACTTCAGATCAACTTGATACACCAGAGACTACAACTATTTCTGTTGGTAGTGGATCAGGTGATAACAACAATAACCCCTTTGTTTGGCAGGCAAGAACTTATGTAACTCTACCAACACCTCCTTCAAATGTAGGAACATGGTATAGTATTAAATCATACAAACAAGATGGATATCCACTTGGAACTGTTATTCCTATTATGAAGCAAGGTGATGCATCATATGGAGATCTTGATGGTGATTTAATTCCTGATGGATGGTCCAGAACAGGTGGTAGCCTTGGTAACATTGAAAATAGAGTACCTAGTGATGTTCAAAGTAGATATCCAGGATTTATTGAATGTGATGGTCGTGAGTTAGATGCTTCTCAATATCGTGGATTGTATGAAGTTATTGGTACACATTACGGTGGTGCAGTAGTTGTTACTGCTCAAGATCTTTTGGATGGTGATGGTGAAGTAGTTGGAACATATAATGAATATAGTGGAAACTTTAGACTTCCAGATTATAGAAATAGAAAGCTATGTGGTACAGGTATTGTTGATAGTAGCAGAGGAAGTTCTGCTTTCTTACCTATCAGTAGTTCTGGTGGTGGTATTAGTATTGTTGGATCTGAAGGTGGATATTGGTACTTTGATAAGGTAGATACTCTTGGTACACAACCACTAGAACAGATTGAGGGAACTGGTGATAATGGATTGGAATCTGCTTTCTTCTCTCTTGGTACAGTTAGAATTAATGGATTAGAAACTGTAACTGGTGAAGTTCAGTATTCTATTAATGGTAGTGTCACTGCAACCGTTGGTCCTCTTTCTTCAGTCATTGTACAAGTTCCAGAACACGATCACTTGTATTTCTCTGCTGTTACTGATGGTGAAGAAGGAGAAGCTGTCGTCCCATGGGGTGGCGGTGGATCTGGTGGTAGAGCTGGTTTCCAATTTAGTGAAGTCCAAGCATATCCATATGGAATTGTAGGTAGTGACCCTAAAGATTCAGATAGTATCTGGGATACTTGGGCAAAGATTATTCAAAGTGATTGGAGTGCTATCTATACTAACCTTAAAGAATATTATGGAAATGATTTTGACTTGAGAGATTGGGTAGAAAGTAATTTACCTGCTGGACAGAACGTTAACGCTGAATATGCAGAACTTCAGGGTGCATCACTAGGATTGGGTCCTGGTGACCAAGACGATGAAGGATTTACAGAACAGTTTACTACATGGTGGTTGTCTGATGTTAATGGACTATCTGGTGCTGTTCTTCAATCTACAGGTGGTCAAAACGCTAACCAAACTGCTGGTGTTATCGATACCAGACCATCTACATTTAGAATTGGTAGTTATCAACCAGCTAGTGGAAGTGTTAGAACTCACAGTCACTTGATTACTGAGAATGTTGTTGGTGATCCTAACACTGACTTTAGTGGTGGTAACTTGGGTGGTGTTGGTGATCCTAATCCACCATATGGTGCTGGATTGAGTGCTAGTGGTCAAACTGGTGCTGTTCTTTCCTTCCAAATGTATGAAAGAAGAAGTGTTGATGGTCCTTATGATGAAATGCGACTAGTTAATAAAACTATTAACGAGTGGACATATAGACTTGCTGGTCAAAGTTACTGGACAGAACCAGGAGAACAAATTGTTGTTGAAGAAGAAATGCGCTATAGAGCTGGTTATTCTGGAGGTGGTAGCGGTATGGTTATTAACTATACTATGCAGGCATATCCTTCTCTTACTGGTGGTAATCTATTTGGTGACACTAGAATTAGAGTTAATCAAATTATTAATGCTGGACAAGGATATCAGCCAGGTGATGAATTGACAGTACCAACATGGTCTGATACCCCAGGACTTGGTGCTGAAGACTTCATGGTTGTTCAAAACGTTTCTACTGGAAACGTTGGTGGTGTTGGTGAAAATATTCCCGTCATTTTCAACCAGAACGAGTTGTTTATGGATATGACAGAGGGAACATTCAAGTTGTCTAGTAGTATCAAGAAACCTGTCCCTGATGTTACAATGAAACCACAGAGACAAGTTCCAATTATCTCTCCATTCCACAAGACTAAATACATGATCAAGGCATATTAATTATGGTGAAAGAGCAAGATAATACTATTCCTGGTTTTAGACCAATTGAACTGATGCTCGACGAAAACATAACAAAGTCTGAATTCAAAGACTTTATTGGTGTCTGGGAAAACTTTATGCCAGCACCGTTATGCGATGATATCTTGACTTTTTGTGCAGATATTTTCGAGCATGGAGCTTCATATGATGGTCATCATATGGATGAAATGAAAGTTGTTGAATCACAAAGCATGTATGGTGGTCCCTTGAAGAGAAAAGATACAGCATTTCTCCTCAACTACCATAACATTACATTTGCAAGGTATGTTAATCAAGTATTGAAGTCTTGTGTTCAGCATTACATGACTGAATATTTCTCACTGCAACACAGTAGTGTAACTAGTTACGACATTAAAGTACAAAAAACTGCTCCTGGTGGTGGATATAACATTTGGCACCATGAAGATGGAGACATGCTTCATGCTAATCGTGAATTGGTGTGGATGATTTATCTTAATGACATGCCAGAAGGCGAGGCAGAGACTGAGTTTTTATATCAAAGAAGAAGAATTAAACCAACTAAAGGTACAGTTGTAGTCTGGCCAGCAGGGTTTACTCACACCCACAAAGGAAATACAGTGTTGACTGAGGATAAATATATCTTGACAGGATGGTACATCAAAAACCAATAAGGTAGATCAATGGCATTTAATCTCAGAACTCCTTTATTAGAAGTTGATTTTCTTAATAAGATTATCAATGAAGAAACACGTTACTTAGACCAGGATACTGGTACTATCAAAGTTGCTCCTGGTGGACGTAGAGTTGCTTTTGATGATACTGCGAGTGAAAGATTTTTAGCAGCTGCTATCGATCCCTTCTGGCACAGTGCTAAGGACCAACTTGACTTTTTCCAATATTATGATGATGGCACATATTTCTGTCAGCGTAAAAAGTTAAAAACTGACTTTACTACAAATACTCAGTATTTTGCAACTTATCAGTTTTCTGATGGTACTGCTGATCAAGCAAAGCAACTGTATGAGCAAATTAAGATCTTCTTAGAAGTTGCAAACCAAGTCAAGAACTTGAAAGTTGAAGCTCTAGTAGAAGAAGTTGACAAAGAAGTTCTCTTGTATGAGAAGAGATATCTCAAACTCAAGAGACAGAAAAACTCTCTACTAGAACTCAGTGACTGGAGAATTCTTCCTGATGTAGAAGATAGTTGGGAAGGTGAGAAAGAAATGTGGAAAGCATGGAGAGCACATGTTCGTACACAAGTGTTGAAATCTCCTGATGAATTTGATAGTGGATTGGCATACTTCAAATATACTTACGAGTATAGATTTCCTGTTGACCCAAATGTATACAGAGAAATGTATGATGGTGTAGATAATCCACCAGCATATTTGGATGCAAATGATACTGATCAATGGGTATATCATGACATTGAAGCATCTACTGACTTCCGCAATCAACGAGAGCAGACAATGTATAACCTTGCAAGAGCTCAAGGTAAGGTCTCGACACAGAGAGAAATTGATGCTAAAGTATTAGAAATGATGAAACTACTGAGAGTAGATGACATCATCCCAATCGATTGGAACATTTATTACGTAGCTGAATGATATATGAGATTGATCTTCTGAGTGAAGATGATTTGAGCTTCTTAAATCAAGAGACTAAGAAGTTCAACTATATTGATGGTAGTATTAGCAATCCATCAGAGATCAAGAAAAATCTAATGTGCTTTGATGGTAAAGAATATCAGGATGCCTGTGTCTTTATCCAGCAGATGATGCACGAGAAGATGCATAGCATGTATCCCATCAATAAAATATCCCAATTGTATTTTCTGAAATATAATGTGGGAGATAGATATGGATATCATTTAGATAATTTTCCTATTGCAGGAGTTCATGCACACTACAGCATGACTATCTTCCTAAATGATGACTATAAAGGTGGTGAGTTGGCTATCAAGGTAGGTGATACTGAGACTGTTCACAAACCAAAGGCAGGAAAAGCAATACTGTATTCTACTGGATTGTGGCATAAAGTAAATCCTGTCACACAAGGGACACGAAACGTTGCTGTCACTTGGTTAGAAAGTATTATCACAGATAGTTTCATGCGCTCATGGATCATTGATTATGGTAGATGTATTCAAGGATCTACTGATGAGAGATTAGAACAGCTTAGATTGAATTTGCTAAGAGAATATGGTACAAACATTTGATGATGTCTTTGATAAACAGACACTGAAGTTAGTATTAGATACTGTCAACTCTGATAATTGGTATTTTGGACATGGATCATTTGATCCAGGTGATCCTAGGAGAGGTTATCCTTTCTGGAGGATGGATCTTAAACAGTATGAGTTCTTCAGTACGTATCTTCTAAATATCATACAGGAGAAAACTCAACAGGAGTACGAATTATATGATGTGTATGCTAACGGGCATACATTTGGTACTGCTGGAGATCTTCATGTTGATTGGTATGATGACAGGGGAAGAACATTTCTCTTTTATGCAATTGATGATTGGAAACTTCAATGGGGTGGAAAGACAGTATTTGAATTGGGAGATGGTGAGTATCACTATCAGTTACCAAAACCAAATACAGCAGTATTATTCCCAGGAAAGATGAGACACGCTGCAGAGCCTGTCACTAGATCATTTGCAGGACTTCGTATAACTATTGCTTGGAAACTACTAGTAAAATGAACACACACTACGACGTATATTATTTCGACAACTTCATTGAAAGACATGCTGCGTTGATTAACAAACCAGTTGTCTACTTCAGGTCTGTTGGTTGGAACACCAGTTCAGATGTTGATGCAATCAATGCATCTTGGGCAAACTATGAAGACATCTTGCCAGGTGATCTATGGACAGCATTGAAGAATTCTGAACATGTTTTCATTGAGTGTGATAACGTTGATACCATGATGGAATGGTTGGATGATAATCTTCCACAAAGTCAGGCATCCTGCACCACACCAGAAAATTATATTTTCTATGCTCTATACAATGCTGAAGGACAACAAATTGCCACTAACGAATAATGTTTTCCGATAGATACTACGTTGCCGAAAAGTATAGTCTATTGACATATGAGCATCTCTCTACCATCGAGAAGATGCCATATCGATATAGTAGTTTGGCTGATACTACTTACCTACCAGTGTTAGAAGATACACTGAGGAATAAGTTAAGTCTACCATTCAGATGGAAACCTCCCATCAGAGGAACAGCAGAAATGGATGCTGCCCCTGATTGGGCAAAGTATTTTATTATTGAACATAACGATGGTGATGTAATCTCTTACACAGATGTTGTTGGACTGGAGTGGTCATCTTTTCATGGCAATCAGAAGTTGCCTTTATACAAATGGAATAACTTTGTTGGATATACTCAACTTGATGAGATTAGAGATATCAAACCTAAGATTGATGCAATGACTGCCAAGACAGACATTTATATGACATCATTAAATGCTCTTACACTTGACCCAGATGGAAATTTTGTATCAGTATTGGTTCATGATGGTGCATATAATCTTGCTGATTTAGATATTGGTGATAAAGTGGAAGAGCTTCATTACTTTGCACAGCATCGTCCAAATTCTGTTAAGGGATCAATTGAGATGTTGCATGGTGGTGGATACATTTATCACATGTATCTCAAGTATGCTGATGGTATTGTTCTCAACTGGAATGACAAGAAAGTTGCCAGACAAGAGAAAGGTATTCATGGTGGTTTGTCTGTAAGATATGCTGATGCTCTATTAGAAAGAGGAATTCTTACACAAGAACAGAGAGACTTTGTTGAGACAAAATCAACACATGACACACGTTCTGACTTTAGATGGAAACTATCTGAAACTGGTGAAGTTGAGGACATTTATCTGATCCATACTACTGTCGAAGAATTTGATGACTTGACAACTGCTTGACCCTGTGTTAGGGTAGCGAAGCACCAGTGGTCACCCATGCTCGAATTTTGTTATGAACTCGACTACAAAGCACTTGACTTCACAGATACAGAAACTCGCAAACTTTATCGTATTGGAAGGGGAGAGCAAGGAGTGCTATTGG